AATAGAATGGGTAATGGTAGTGAGGCGTCAGGTGATGGATATAGATACCGTGGGCGCGGTCTAATTCAACTCACTGGAAAAGATAATTATCAAAAATTCTCTGATTTCTGTGGAATTGATGTAGTGAATAATCCTGATTATTTATTATCCCCACATGGAGCATTTCTAAGTGCTGTTTGGTATTGGGAAAGAACCGGATGTTCCGTTCCAGCAGATAAAGGTGATGTATTAGCCTTGACAAAACTGATCAATGGTGGTAGTAATGGATTAGCCGATAGAGAACGGTTATATAATGAATTTCTTCATCAATTGAAAAATTCCAGTGTTTATCTAGAATACGCCAATACTAAATCAAATAATAAAGGAGCCGAACTTTTACTTGAATTGAATAATGATCTAGGTAAAAGTGAGGAAAGTATTCCAATCATTATTGACGTATCAGATAAAAATAAAAAACCAAATGATCCTATGCAAGATTTTAGTATGGGAAGTGGATAATATACGGGAGAAAATATGACGTTTTTTTATAGTTCAGTAGACTTACATTATGACGACATTTTATTTCGTGGGTATAAAGATGGTAAACGTATTAAAGAAAATATCAAATTTAAACCCACGTTATTTCTAGAAACAAACAAACCAAAATCTAAATTCAGATCATTAGATTATGTAGATTTAGCACCAAAGAAATTTGAATCTATAAAAGAAGCAAGAGAATTCACTAAAAAATATAAAGACGTGAATAACTTCAAGATATATGGTATGCAAGATTACATATATCAATTTATGACAGATATGAGAAAATATTCCAATATCGAGTTTAACATTGATCATTTTAATATTGGAGTTTTTGATATCGAGGTTGCCAAGGGTGAGAATGGATACTCCCCAGCTAACGAAGCTAAACAACCTATTATTACTATTTCATATAAGAGCAGTAAAAATGAAAACTATATGTGCTGGGGATTAGGTGACTATGATCCAGCTAAAAGCATAGTTAAAGATATTAAAATTAAATACATAAAATGTAATAGTGAAACTGATTTGATCATCAAGTTTCTAGAACACTGGCGATTGGATATTCCTGATATTATTAGTGGTTGGAATACTGATTTCTATGATATTCCATATATTGTAAATAGAATTACAAATATTTTATCCTGGGAAGTGGCCAAGACTTTATCTCCCTGGAATATTATTCATGAGAAAGAAGAAATCTATAATGGCAAATCTCAACAAACATACAATATCGTTGGGATTCAACAATTAGATTTCATGAAAGTATTCAAGAAATTTGCATACTCATATCCAATGCAGGAAACATATAAACTTGACCATATTGCAAATGTGGTATTGGGTGAGAAAAAATTAGACTATTCTCAATATAAAGATTTGTCTGAATTATACAAGGATAATTTTCAATTATTCTGTGACTATAATATTAAAGACACTCATCTAATAGTGAGAATGAATGATAAAGAAAAACTATTAGATTTAGTTATCACTATGGCATTTGAGACAAATGTTAATCTATCAGATACATTTTCCCCGGTTAATGTATGGGATCAAGTAATTAATAATTATCTCTATGATAGAAACATTATTATTCCACCCAAGGAACATGTGAATAAAACTCATCAATATGCTGGCGCCTATGTTAAGGAACCACAAATTGGTAAATATGAACATGTATTAACATTTGACTTGGATTCTCTATATCCACATTTAATCATGCAGGCAAATATTGGTCCTGAAACGTTAGTTGATAAATTAGATATTCTAACTAAGATTAATGAAATTGAAATGTCCGATAATCCTATAGATAATGACCTTGAAGATTTAAAAACACTACTAAGAATTACATCAGAAGTAAATGTCGATGGCATTCTACGTAAGGAATATGATTTATCATTTCTGGAACGATTAAATCTGACAATTACAGCCAATGGTGCGGCTTATATTAAAGATCAAGGCATTTTCTATGACTTAATGGAGAAAATGTATAATGATCGTGTTTTATATAAAAAGAAAATGATTGAAGCGAAGAAAGAATATGAGAGAACTGGGGATATCAATGCTAAAAATGATATCTCCCGATTTAATAATATTCAAATGTCTAAGAAAATTCTATTAAATTCTGCATATGGTGCAATTGGAAATCAATATTTTAGATACTTCAAGATTATCAATGCCGAAGCTATCACTCTATCTGGCCAAGTAGCAATTAGATGGGTGGAGAATGATATTAACATATATCTCAATAAAGAACTGAATACTGAAAATGTAGATTATATTATTGCATCTGATACTGATTCTGTTGTTATTAATATTGAACCTTATCTTGACGTATATTATAAAGATACTTCTGTATCAAAATTGGATTATCTGGATAAATTATGTCGTGATAAATTAGAGGAAATTATCAAACAATCATATGACGATCTAGGCGAATATTTAAATGTATATTCACAGAAGATGCGTATGAAACGTGAGGTAATTGCTGATAAGGGATTATGGGTAGCAAAGAAGAAATATGTTCTTCAAGTATTAGATAGTGAAGGAGTTAGATATTCTGAACCTACTTTAAAAATTATGGGAATTGAAGCTGTCAAATCATCAACTCCTATGGTTTGTAGAAGTATGATTAAGGATTCTATTAAGATTATTTTGAATAAAAACGAGAAGGATATTCAGGATTATTTACAGGAATGTTACAAAAAATTTAATACATTACCGCCCGAAGATGTGGCATTTCCGCGTGGAGTTAATGGTATAGAAAACTACATATCTAGTAGTGGTCTATATGAGAAAGGCACTCCAATTCATGTAAGAGGATCAATTTTATATAATTATTATCTAAAGAAAAACAATCTTGATAAGAAATATCAGAGTATATTTTCCGGGGATAAGATTAAGTTTATATACTTAAAGGTCCCAAATACAATTCATGAGAACGTTATTGGTTTCAGTGATGTTCTTCCAGAGGAATTAAATATTCATGAATTCATAGACTATAAATTACAATTTGAAAAAACATTGATAGCTCCTATTCAACACATTCTGGACGTAGTTGGTTGGAATTGGGAATATAAACCACCTATCAATACATTAGCTGAATTTTTTAACTAAAGGATAAACCATGTCAAACCCATTAATAGAAAAACTAATGAAAAATACCACTCTTAAAGATACTGAAATTCTAAGTAAGAGTGATGTATTCCTACCAAAGAAATTCTATGATACTAAAATTCCTATTCTAAATTTAGCATTAAGCGGAAGTGTTGATGGTGGATTATTTGCTGGTGTGACTATCATTGCTGGTCCAAGTAAACATTTTAAATCTAAAATAGCACTAACCATGTTAAATGGATTTCTATCTGATAATGATAATGGTGTTGGATTAGTATATGATAATGAATTTGGAACACCTAAAGAATATTTTGATGCATCTGATATTGATAAAGATAGGGTCGTCCATTCTCCAATTATGAATATTGAAGAACTTAAATTTGATATTATTAAACAAGTTAGTAATATTAGTAAAAGAGATGAAGTTGCTATTCTAATTGACTCATTAGGCAATATGGCATCTAAGAAAGAATTAGAGGATGCTCTAAAAGAAAATAGTGCCATGGATATGACTAGAGCTAAGGCACTAAAATCAGTATTCCGAATGATTACACCATATCTTCATATGCGAGATATTCCACTAATTGGTATCAATCATACTTACCAGACACAGGAAATATATAGTAAAGCAGTCGTTTCCGGCGGTTCGGGCGGATATTATTCGGCGGATAATATCTGGATTATTGGTAGACGGCAAACCAAGGAAGGTGATGATGTAATTGGTTATGAATTCATTATCAATATTGAAAAGTCTAGATTTGTTAAGGAAAAATCACATTTTCCATTAACTGTTACCTTTGAAGGTGGCATTGATAAATGGTCTGGAATGCTTGACATTGCCCTGGAACTAGGATACATTGCAAAGCCCTCTAATGGCTGGTATCAGGTTGTTGATCAGGAAACAGGTGAACTCCTTGAACCTAAACGTAGAGCAAAAGATTTCGTAAATAATGATGAAATCTGGAAATCTGTAATGACAGATAAATTCAAAAAATCCCTATCGGAAAAATATAAACTATAATAGTATAGGAAAATAGATGAAAGAATCTTTAATTATTGACTATCTTATTGGTAGTCAAGATTATTCTCGACAAGTATTACCCTTTCTAAAAGAAGAGTATTTCGTATCTATCGCAGGAAAAACGTATTTTAATATTATTAATGACCATTATCTCAAATATAAGACATTAGCTAATAGTAAAATACTTGAAATAGAATTAGATAATCTTACTACATTAAATGAAAATCAATATAAGGAATGTGAATCATTTCTTCAAGAATTAAATAATAATGATACAGAATTTAATGTTCCCTGGGCTATAGATAATACGGAAAAATATTGTCAGGATAGGGCAGTTTATCTGGCCATTATGGATTCTATCAAAATTATTAATAATGAGAATAAAGATTTTGATAAAAATGCAATTCCGAAGATATTAGAAGATGCATTAGCTATTAAATTCTCCAATAATATTGGTCATAATTTTCTTGAAGACTCTGAGGATAGATTTAATTCATATTTAACCTGTGAGGAAAAAGTTGAATTTGATCTAGAAATGTTGAACCTAATTACAGAAGGTGGATTTGAGAGAAAATCTATTAATGTATTCATGGGTTCAACTGGCACAGGTAAGACATTATTAATGTGTCATATGGCCGCTGCTGCATTTCTACGAGGATATAATGTTCTCTATATTACAATGGAAATGGCCGAAGTAAAAATTGCCAAACGAATAGAGTCAAATCTTCTTAATATTCCATTATCCGATCTATCAAATACAACTAGAAAAACATATTCAGATAAAATGGATAAATTGAAGAGTAAAAGTGTTGGTAAATTAATTATTAAGGAGTATCCAACCACTGGTGCCAATGCTTTACACTTCAAACATCTTCTAGAAGATTTAAAAATTAAGAAAGGGTTTACACCTGATATCATTTTCATTGATTATATCAATATTTGTTCAAGTTCCCGGTTAAAACCACACCACTCATCAAATCCATATATTTACATTAAATCTATTGCCGAGGAACTACGTGGACTTGCAGTAGAGACGAATACATGCATCATTAGCGCCACACAGACTAACCGTGCAGGCTCCCGGAACAGTGATGTGGAGATGGATAACACTTCAGACTCATGGGGCCTACCACAGACTGTAGACTTCATGGCGGCACTAATAACAAATGATGATCTTGCATCATTACAACAAATGTTAGTTAAACAATTGAAAAATCGTTATGCTGATAATGATAAGAATAAGAGATTTGTATTAGGTATTGATAAGGCATATATGAGATTATATGATTGTGATCAATCCGCACAGGAAAATGTTATGGAAAATGATACTCCGGTAATGGATAATACAAGTTTTGCCATGGATGATACTAAAGATAAATTTAGTAAAAAGAAGACTGGCAGTAGAAAGAAATTTAATAATGGAAAATCATTGGAGGAATTTGTAAATGACGTATGAAATTGTTGATGAATATAAAATTTATGAAAATACTACAAAACAAATTATTCATTTTGACACAAATAAAAAGAACGCTAAAAAATTAGTAAACCAACTAAAAAGAGGGAGTGGCTTTAGTGGCAACACTCCCTCATTCTTTTCTAATAATTATTTAGAATCTAAAAGTAATATTACCTAAATATAATATAAAATAATTGAGGGTAAAATGATAAATTTTAAAAAATTTTTAGTTATTCGTGAAGAATTAAATTTAAAAGAAAAACAACAAGTTAAAACCTGGAAACGTGACCCAAATGCATTGATTCATACTGATCATTATTTTGGTAAAGGAAATGATGAAGTTAATACTCAATTAGAAGGAAGTATGGACAAATCTGAGGTTCATAAAAGAATTGAACGGCATTTAGGACAAGAAATCCCTATTGATCATTATAAATCTGGAAAAACAAAAGATAAATATAATAGAGAGGTTAAAATTGGTTCTTTATTAAATAAAAATAAGGCTCCACAAGATTTAATTAATGCTTATGCAAATGATAATACTAAACAAGTTAAAAAATTCACTGGACTATCAGTAAGAACAACACGCTCACCAGAAGGGGTAGCTGGTCAAACTTCTCATAATCAAAGATGGGAAAATGGATCATGTAAAAATTTTAATACTGGTTCTTATAGACACTATCTTAAAGACGAAGTAGAACATGGAACAGTGGTATCATATTTACATGATCATACAGGAAAAGAAATAGCTAGAGCCACCTTACAACCACATATTAATGACGCTGGACATAGAGTATATGCGGTTGATAGTCATTATGGAATTGATCATGCAGGATTTAAAGACCACGTAAAAAAGGTGGCAGAACAATTATCGGGACAACATAAAGGCGGATCATTAGTATATACTAAACACCCAGATGTATATTCTGATAATGGTAAAGAAACATTAATTCATCCAAATGTTGACGCAAAAACCTTAAACGATAGATATGAACATTTACGCAGATATACTGCGGATGATAGTGATCAGGCTAAAGTTTATAAAGATACAGAATGGGGCGAATATAGATTTAAATTTTACAAAGACGGAAAACATTTAGCTAAAGCTGATCATCATACTAATGATAGTGATTATAAAAAATATGAAGAAAAATCTATGTTATTACAACATCCAAAAATATATCAAGAACATTTAGATAAAATTGTA